GGGCCAAGCCTTCCGACGCCTTCCAGGTTATCTGCGACGAGCGCATCAACCTTCCAGACAACCTGGAGAACGGTATCGTGAACGCCAAGGTGTTCGTAACTCCTGTTCCCACTCTGGAGCGTATCCAAATCGACCTTATCCGCGTTGCCATCGGCAATATGCAGAAAGAGTTGAATGCTCAAGGTCTGGGCGTAAATAACACACTGTGATACTAAAAGAGAGTCAAATGTACAAGGAACTACCGCTACTGGTTCCAGACTCTCTTTTTTCTTCTCTAGAACAACAAGCGAAGGAGCAGGGTGTCTCATTAGAGGCACTCTGCCTTTCTCTCCTATCTGGACAGAAACAAGAAGAGACGCTGGTGGACCCCGCTTATTATGCGTCGTTAGGACACGATGGAATGAGAAAAGAGATTAGAAAAGTTATCGAAAGTGCTTTGCCGTCCGAAGAGGCAAAACGCCGAGTGAATCAGCTTGAGTTTCAAATCAGTCGCCGTTACATCCGCTAGTTATGGCAGATACATTATCACCAACTATTCGGGGTATCACTTATCCCCTCACGGTTTCCGACGGAAACTTAGCAACTAGCGTCGATTATGCCTTAGTCAGTCAGCAAATCCGTAGTGTTATTGAAACACGGTATTACGAGCGGGTTATGCGTGCAGACTACGGCATCGGAGACTATGTTTTAGAGATTTTAGATCCTACACAAATCAACTCTGCTATTCAGACTTCCATTTACGAGAATGTAAATGGTTTAACAGGGTTGAGTGTTGTAGGTGACTGGATAACCGATGGAGACAATGGTTTGTATACCATCTACATTGAGTATGAAGTGAATGGTGTGCCACAACCGCCGTTAAACTTCACACTTGCGAACTAAACGGGTAAAACCAACTAACGAAGGAACAACTCACAAGAGGTTTGAATGGCATCACGCTTTAAAACAGCACCTGTGCCTTCTGGTGAGGTAGCGAGGTATACGAGTGATCCGTATAACCTTAGCTCCATCTATATGTTTGGGAGTTCGTCTCCCTTCACCGGTCAAGGAAATACAATCGTTCGTCCGAACGATGACCTATTAATACAAAAGGGTGGCAACCGTGCTTTATCGGTTTACCAGCGTCTGTTGTATGATGAGCAGGTACAGGCATGCTTTTCAAAGTTAATGCAAGAGGTAACTGCAAGACCTTGGTACGTACAAGAATATAGTAATAAACCTGGCGACATCGCAGTAAGGGATTTTGTTGCTGAAGTTCTGGAAGAAATGCCCCTAGATGACCTATTTAAGGGTTTTGGTGAGGCAATGATCGTCGGTTTTGCAGTCGGCGAGGTAATGTGGAAGAAAACGAAACGTGGTGTAATCCCTTACGATGTTCGTATGCGAGATCAACGTCGTTTTGTATTCCAAGAAGAAGAAGATGCTCAAACTGGGTTTACACTGCGTTGTTTAACTTTCAACCGAATGTTTGAAGGTGTGGAACTGCCAGCACGCAAGTTCATGGTCAATCGTTTTTGGTTATCACACAATGGCGACCCGTATGGTTCTGCTTTGGGTCGGATCCTTTATCCTCTTGTTAAGTTTCGGCGTCGTGCCATCGAATCATATGTGCTCTACGGCGACCGCTACGCGACGCCGACAGCTATTGCTAAAGCACCACTCTCTGCGAGCACAAGAGAACTGGATACACTCTACGACCACCTTTCCAATCTAAGTCAAGAAACGGCAATGATCTTGCCGGAAGGGTACGAGATGGAGTTTCTCAACCCAACCGGGCACCCCGACGTATTCAAGAACTTGATTGAATACATCGACAAAGAAATCAATATGGTTCTTTGCGGAGAAAACGAGGCAGGACAGGCAGAAGCAGGTTCCCGTGCATCTTCCCAAGTCGCAAATACCGTCCGTGTTGTGAAAGCATCTGAACTTTCCGAGATGCTTTGCCAAAACTTTAACCAGAGTCTCATTCGTTGGATCGTTGATCTTAACTTCGGTACCGACGTAGCAACTCCGACTCTTACACGGGAGTTCCGCATTGAAGAATCAACTCTTACAATGCCGGATGTGGCCCTGCTGATTCAGTCGGGTTACACACCCAAAAAAGAATGGTTGGAACGTCACTTCCGCGTTGAACTGCAGGATAAATCTGATAGTTCTCAACAAGCGGGTGAGGAAACTACTTATAATCCCCAAGAAGATCAAGATTTATTTGGCAGCATATTCGGCAACGATGCCAGCGGAGAGCAAGCTCCTACCGAAGGTGGAGGACAAGCTGTTCCACCAACAGGTGGGGCCCCTCAACAGCCTCAGGCACAAGATCAACCGGATATGTACGACGACGTTTTCGGTGACGAAAAAATCACCGAAGACGAAGATGTGGATCTTGCAAAGGATGAAGGGTAAAAAACAACTATCAGATCACTAAAGAAAACTGTGTTCCAAAAACGCATACATGTATTTAAGGCAGGTGATCAGACTTCTGCGCAAGGTGTTCAGAGATCTTTTTCTCCGAAAGACCTTCAACAGGTAGTTGATACCTACGACCCTTCGATTCATGAAGCTCCTTTGGTGATCGGTCATCAGGGAGATAGTGACAGTCTGCCCTCCTACGGGTGGATTAAGGGTTTTGAGAGGAAAGGTGACAACCTTTACGCAAATGTCGAGTTCACTGACACTGCCAAAGATCTAGTAAAAGATGGTCATTACCGCAAGGTATCGATCTCTTTTTACTCACCTGACTCGCAAATCAACCCCCACTCCGGTAAATGGAGTGCGCGTCACTTGGCTCTCTTGGGAGCTGCTCCCCCAGCCGTAAAAGGTCTGGAACCGTTCTCTTTCCGGGAACAGGATGGTGTATTTGATTATGCCACCGCACTCGATCCCTCCGAACTGTTCGACGACGAACTTGGGCCGACTTTGATCGTAGAGAAAAGTCCGCTTGAGATGCTCAAAGAACGTCTGGAAGAGGTTCGGAATGAAGTTTCCACTGAGGTCGCAGGCATGCAACAAGGCCAGCAACCGCAGCCAGAAACAAACGTTTCAGAAACTCCTGCTCCGCAAGATTCTGAAGACCTAAATCAAGGTCCTGACGAAGATGGTGCTGGTACACAGTTCGCTGAAACGAAAAAGAAAATGGGTCGCCAAGGCACCGAAATCGCACAGCAGACGGCTGGGCTTGAAGACAATCTCCCCGAGGAATCATTTATGGAAGACGGTAAAATCAGCCGTAAGCGTGCCAATGGCGCTCACGGTCAAGTTATGCAAGTTGTAGAAAACGTCTACGACGAACAGCACAAAGAATCGACCGCCGAGCGTAAAGAAGCCGCTGACCGTGGCTTTGAAGCGAAGCGTCAAAAGAAAGAAGGTAAAATGGGCGAAGCCCATGAAACCGAAGAGCTTATGAAGATGAAGGACAAGAAACTGTCCGACGATCATGGCGAAATCCCGGAAGCTTTCAAAAAGAACATGGGCAAGATGAAGGACAAAGCAATGTCCGACGACCATGCTGAGCTTGAGTACGACGAAGTTTCTTACAAGACCAACCCTTCACAAGGCGTTGTTAAGTTTGGTAAGAAAAAAGAAGGTGAAGCTGATCCTTCCGGTCGTATGGAAACCGCACGCAACGCAACTAACGGTTATGCTGACCGCATGGCTGTTGGTAAAGAAGGTGCTGGTGGCAACACTGGTCGTTTTGAAACCGCTCGTAGTGGCGAGCAGGACATGGATCGCATGTCTACAGCCAAAAACGCCAATCAAGATGCCGATCGTTTTGAAACCGCTAAAGCCGGTATGGACGGTGTTGGTGAGGATCGCTGGGCCGGTGAACCCGAAGCTAAAGAGCGTATCGAGAACATGGATCAGTATGATCTGGACGCCAACAGCTATCCAGAACCCAACCGTCCGAAGCAAGCTTCAGGCAGCAACCCTGCTGGTCGTGAAGACAGCATGACTAAGGTTCCTGTAGAGACCGAAGAAATGCCTGACGACGAAGTATTCGCTGTTGGTATGGAGAACGTGAAAAACTCACGTGATTCCCGCGTTATGTACATTAAAGGTGGCGAGGCAATGCCTTCCCCCAAAGGTGGTCCTATCACTCACGCTTTTGCTGAGGACGAAATGGACGGAGAAGATCCTAGCCGTTACGAACAAGGCCATGCCAAGTTCAAGAAAGGTCAACTGGATCCCGGTCAGTTCGAAGGTGGCGTAGCCCAAATCTCTGGTCCCGACGGTGTGTTCGCTGAGAGCTACAAAGGTGAGAAAAAAGCCAGTGGCAAACAGCTCACACCTGGTGCTATGGATGAAATCGACGATCCTGCTCAAATCACAGGTCCCGATGGCGTTTATGCCGAGAATCAACTGGGTGAGAAGAAAGATGTCCGCAAGGGCAAAGGATCTGAAGGCGACTTCGAAGGTGGTCCTGATGAGACTACCCTGCGTACCGGTGGCGTTTATGCCGAAGGTAAGAAAGATCCTTACACCAAGACCGGTTTTGGTTCGACTTACGACGAAGACGGCGAAGAGGAAAGCGGTGACGACTTCAACGAACTGTCTACCGATCATTGCGGTATGAACTATGGTATGGGCTCGATGAGCCTAGCCAAAGCTGATGGTTACCCTTCTCAAATGTTCGAAGAGATGAAGGCGCTCAAGACAGAAATGGCTGAGCTGCAACGTCGCTACAACGAAGAGAAGATGATGAATCGTCGTCGCATGATGAGCAACTTTGTAGAGGGTCTCTACGAAGAAGGTCGCCTAACTGATGGCGTTATCCCCCAGAGCGAACTGGTTTCTTACTGCGAAGGTCTGGAGTTCGGTACACTTGAGTTCGCCGAAGGCGAAACACCCGCTACCAAACTGCTGGGTCTGCTGAGCAAACTGCCTCCGATGGTTCACTACGGTGAAGTTGCTGCTGGTGGTAGCTTCCAATACGCTGAGCAAGACATGGACCCCCATGCCAAAGCTCTGCTGATGGTAGAAAAAGGCGAAGCCTCTGACTACGTAGAAGCTCTGAAGAAAACCATGTTTGCTTGATCGATAAATGGATCTCCTCTCCACCATTTCTATGGCAACTAAACGGAGGGGAGATTATTTCTCTCAAGCGGAAAGACTTGCCAAGAAGTATAAAAACCAATCCGCTTTAGAGCAAGGTATGGCTCTAGAAGCAATGGTTATTACTAAAGGCTTGCGTGATAAACAACTCAGATTCGAGGAATATCAACGTAGCCTTATTGAAAAAACTTTAATCTCAGCTCTTGCTAGTATTTACTTAGGCTCTGCTAAAGCACGTCCTAAAGATAAAATGGAAAAGGCTTGGCCTGCGATTGTAGGCAAGATGCTTCCACCTTTAGTGAAGTTTCTGAATGAAACTGAAGTTTATTTGAACGACGGAACCCTTCGTCAAGGGGATAAAACTCTAGAGTTTGACGAGTTTGAAAATACTCTCGAAGACTACGGAGATATACAAGATCCTGAAGCGGAGGGTGAAGAAGAGGCGAAACAAGGCTCTGCGAGAGGTAGAACATGGCCCGGTCTGTATAACAGGGTAACCCGTTATATGGCAACTCCTACTTTTTCTTTCTACAATCTTGGTGAATACATGGTTATGAAAGAACAGGGATTCTCCGAGATGAGACGCATTGTTCGCAACGATAAAAAGACCTGCAAAGAATGTCGTAACTTTGGAGAAGTTGGTTGGGCACCTATAGGTGAGATACCAATGCCGGGTGAAGGTTGTCGTTGCTACGACCATTGTCGGTGCGCTATAGAGTACCGTTAGAGGGTAAAACCTTGTAACTTTGACTGAGTAAAAAACAAGTCTCAGAGCAAACCAAAAACTTTGAAGTCCATTTATTAAGGATAATCTTATGGCAACTAATGCTGCCCCTATTTACGGCAAACAGTATATCCGTTATGCTGAAACTTTCGAAGCTGCTACCGACACCCAAGGCGGCGCTATCGGAACCGTAGAAGTCGGTGAACTGCGTTGCGTATCTTACGCTACCTACGCCGGTCAAAACTTCTGTGCACCTCCGAGTGCCTTCACTGTGTTCCCTACCACAATCGTTGGTGTGAACCAGGCCTACATCCCTACCGCTCTGGCCGAGCCTTACACCGCTCGTCAAGCCTTCATCGCTACCAGCGGTCTGCTGCTGATCGAAAACGATCCTGCTTCACCTTTCACCGTCGCTAACCTGAACGCTCCCCTGGCTATCAACAGCCGTGGTCAAGCTTCCCTCGGCGGTACTGCCGTTCAAATCGACGGCACCGTTCCTTCGATCCGTGAGATCGTTAACATCGGTGGTCGTCCCCTTGTTCTGGTATCCTTCGCCTAATAGCTAACCTTTGGCTGGGCATCTTCGGTGTAAGTCCCAGCCCTGGTTGCAACCATTTGAAGTCATTTTTATTTCTAACGGAGACTCCCTCCCATGATGAACCTCTCGCAAACCTATGCGGGCGTAGATCCTATTCTGACTACGCTGGCGCAAGGTTTCATGCTCCCGGCGACCAATATCGCCAAATTTATCGCCCCTGTTGTTGACACCCCGACTCGTGCTGGCCGCATTCTGCGTTTCGGCAAAGAGCAGTTCGCCATTAACGACTTCCGTCGTGCATATGGCACCAACATTCCGTTCGTACAAAGCCGTTACGATGCTGAGCCTTATGCGCTTGAGCAAGAAGTCGTGGCTTGGGAACTGCCGGAAGAAGTCATCGAGAACGCCGGTGAAGGTCCTGCTCAGGTAGACCTGCGTGCGATTGAAACTCGCAACGCAATGAGCCGCCTGATGAACGCCTATGAGTACACTGTATCTCAAGCCGTTACCGTAACCGCTACATACAATCCTTACGAGCCTTACAACGGTACCCCTGGCAGCCAAACCGGTCTCGGTTTCACCAGCTGGGCTAACTTCTTCACTGCTTACGGTTCTGCCGCTGGTCCTGCTGCTTGGTCCTCAGGTTCTTCAAACCCTATCGAAGATATCCTGTCCCTGAAGCGTGCCGTTGCTAACCAGATCGGTATCCGCCCCAACTCGATGGTTGTTGGCACCGCCGTATTTGACCAACTGCTGACCAACCAAGCGATCCTTGAGCGCATCAAGTACACCACCGCTGACTCGATCGATACGGACATGCTTGCCCGTTACTTCGGTCTTGAGCGTGGTCTGCGTGTGGCTGAAGGTCGTTATCTGAACACCAACGGTCAACTGAACCCAGTATTCCCTGAGAACGGAATCCTGCTGTTCTACAGCCCGAATGGTCCTTCTGACTCTGTTATGCCTGCTGGTGGCGCTAATGCTGCTACCCCCGCTTTCGCTTACACCTACCAGCTGACCGGCACCCCTGCCGTTCGTCCTGAGTACTACATCCGTGAGCGTCGTGTGGTTCGTGCTGAAATCACCGTTGAGCGTGTTGTTAACTTGGTTGGCCTCGGTGCCACCGGTCTGATCGGTTCCGGAGCTATGATCACCAACATTCTTGGTTGATCCAAGAATAATCCTTAAGGAGGTGTCATCATGGCTATTTTAAGACCACTCGTTAAGTCGCAGTACGAAGTAAGTTTTACTGCTCTTAACGGACCGACCTTTACGGCGGTTTTTACCAAGTTCAGCGGCGTTAAGGATAATGCCGAAGAAAGCAAATACGCTAATGGCACAGGAAACCGCCTCTACCACGTTATCGGTCCTCGTACCGTTGACGACGTGACTCTCACCGCTCCTTACGATCCGACCATCTTCAAGCAACTGGAACAGTTCTGGATTGACTATAACTGCCAACCTGTTACTGTTACTGTTACTCCTCGTGATTGCATCGGCACTGGATCCGCCCCTACCGGCGGCCAATACATTCTTTATGAATGCCAGTTCCGTTCCGTCACAACTGCTGATGTCGATCGCGAAAGCGGCAACGTGCAGACAATCGAATGCATGTTCACAGTAAATTATTGGGATCGTACCTGATAAGTCAATTATTGGGATTTCCCTCGTGGCCCTCAACGTTCGCGTTGGGGGTCTTTTTGTAGTAGGGTAAAAACTTAGCAAGACGGCAGTCCGTAGGGATTACATGGCAAAGACGACATTTAGTTCGGGCGTCATC